GTAAGTTTATTCAGTCACTCCCTATGTTGCGTCCAACATTGTTATTATAATACCTTACTATTTATTTGTCAAGTCTTTTTTAATTTTTACTTTTAACCTATCGTATAATTTGGTTTTTGATTTTGTTTTTTGCTTGTCTACTATCGCATCAATCTCTGGATCTCCAGTTGGTGGCATTGAATTTGCACTGATTGGATCTAATTTATTATAAAATTTACCATATAGTTTTTTATACTCCACAAGAAGTTTCTTATCATCCTCCTCTGCTAATTTCGCATTTAATTCAGATTGTAACATATTACTATTAGCACCAAATTCATCTACTAAAAAAACAATGTAATCGCCTTTAACTTGTTCTTTTCTAATAGGTCTATATTTTTTACCATTAAAAAAATAAGAATAAAAATCTGGATTTTTTCCCCAGAATTCTTCTAAATTCTTAGCATCCATTGCTGCACCATGATTAAGCATATAATTCCATGCCTCTTTTCCTTCACCAATTTTTTCAAGTACAATATTTTTTTTACCTTGAGATAATTTGGCATTATATTTTTGCCAACCAGTAGACCATATATTATCTGGTTTTTTAAATGATTTCTGAGGTTTAACATCACCAACTAATTTGTCCATGCCTTGAAAATTAGTTTTAGCTCTTTTTTCAAGAAATCTTTTACCAGGACTTACTTTATATTTTTTCTGTTTTGTCTCTCGAACCACAACTGGTTTCTTTATGTTCTTAAGTATTTCTATTTTTCTTGATTCTGATAATACTTTTCCTGTTGGTTGGTAATGAGCGACCATCGTTGATGATGTATTCTTATTATTTTTTACTCTCATTCTCTGTAGAATAGGCAACAAGTCTGGATCGTCCTGAAGTAATTTCTGATATTTTGGATCTACCAATATTTTATTTACTTGACTTGGTGTTAGAAATGGAACCTGTCCACGTTTCATCAAATCATATGTTCCTGCGAGTTTTATATCATCATTCGCATCAATGCGAATATTCGCATTCGCCTCTAAATTTCTATATTCTGCTGAATCTACATATTCACCTCTCGCTCTTTTTGCATTCAACTCTTCTCTCTTCGCTTTCATCTTATCTTGTCTTTGTTGCAACTTAAGAAGCTCTTGATTGTCTGCATCTATTTGAGATTGAGATCTATTTACCTGAGTTGAAGCGTCTCTAGCTAGTCTAAGTTCTATATTAGAAATTTCTAAAGCTAATTCTGCTTCTGCAGCAGTGTAAGAAACTGATGGTTGTGTATTATCTTGTGATTGATTTGTATCATCAGAAGGTCTACTACCAGCTTTATAATTTGGAATAACTTTACCTGTTTTTTTATCAAATGTTATGCCAGTATACATCGTAGGTGTTTTACCCCCTGACCTAACTAATAAACCTGGAATGCCTGACATTATCCCGTATAACATAGCAGGAAAAGCAGTTCCACCACTTGCTCCTGCCTGATCATTGTAACGATCAAAATCAAATGCCTTGCGGAAAGTTACTGTACCATCACCATTTTCAATAAATCCATCACCTGCATTTGGATCAAGTTGACCTGTTGTATTACCTATTGAACTATTTTTTAATCTGTAATTTAAATCATATTCAACTTCCCAAGAATTATCTAAAGGACCTTTTTCGCCATTCATTTCTTTTTGATAATTTTTAAATAGCTCCTCAAATTGTGATATTGTTCTAGCATTATATACGCTAGAATTATCTATTGGATTATCAGGTGTTGATCCAGTAGGATTTTTTCCTGCTAACAAGTCTGGAATAAATTTTCTCATATAAAAATCTACATTATCTTTCTCCGCACTATTCCCAGTCATTTTAGCAATAGCATCTAATATAGGTTCATAAAGAGGAAAAGGATTATCCATCTTTATGGATCCTGTCTTTAATCTTGCCAGCATAGCAGCAAAGTTAGCAAGAGCCTCCTTATCTATTGGTAAATCTGCAAAAGCCTTTTGAATTTGAGTAGTAAAATTTGGTGTCGTTGCTAACGGTACTCCAACTATTATTGCAAGATATCTACCAAAAATATCAGAACCACCCGTTGGAGGACCTGGATAAAAAGCTCTATAATTACCGTCATGACTTGTATCACCATCTTTCTTACCGATGTCTCTAAACCACAATGCCTGTTCTAATGTTAATTGACCATAAGAATAAAACTTACTTGAACTACCATCCCATTCAGTAATTCTACCAGAGATGCGGCCAAGATTAACGACCCTACGATCAGATTCTCTAATATATCCTATTCTTGTTTGATTTGCCCATCCATACCATTGTGCTGCCATAGGACCTAAAATATAACTATTATCTCCTGGTGGAGATACAAATAAACTATTACCTGTGCTGTCAAATAATCCACTCGTATCTTTTCCATCCTCACCATCAATATCAAAATCTATACCAGTAAAATCTGGTGAAGTTGGATTTTCAGGATCTTGCACCGTGACAGTAGTTGTGCCATCTACACGATAATAAAGACCTGATGTGCTATTCGTAGGTGCTGACTCAAGCATAGAAAGTTTATCATCAATCTTAGTTGACTTTATATGCTTAAGAGCTTTATTAAATTTATTAGTTCTCTTTCTCATTGACATTTTAGTCCTATCATAAATTATTTATTATAATATCAGCACTATCATATTCTATTGAACCTGCAGGCCACGCTACGACAGTTATGCGATTTATGTTTGCTACATTGTTTACCATCTCTATACCATGCCAAACATTTGGATTGACCCAAACAAATCTATTTGCTTTTGGTTCTATCTTATCAGGATTAGAATTTTTAAATTTTAAATTACCACCCCAAGAAGATTCCCATGTAGGATGTATATAATAAATGTATCCACCTTGTTCTCTATGATATCCACCATTAGCAGGATCAGGAGACTCTACATCAAGATTTTTAGGTAAAACATTAAGTGAAGAAAATAATTTAATATCATTCTCCCAAGCATACTGCCACAAGTTTAGTGATATTAGTTTTTCTTTTATCCAAGAATTAATTTGATTATGGAGAGAAGTTCTATTTTCAGAATATTCAGATGAATTTAAATATTCACTTATGCCAGACTGAATAGTATTCCATTTATCAATATCTAAAAAATTATCTATAGCAATAGCTGCGGTACTCATATCTATGATTTTTTTTAATATTTATATGTCAACCCCCTCATCTAAATCTTTTTCAACCTTCTTTATCGTCTCATCTAATTGCTGAAAGAATTTATCCATACCTGTCATTTCATTAAATCCAAACATCTTTGCTGCTTCTAATATATGATCTTTTATTTGTATTGCTTCGGGATCATCGGACAATGAAACACGAAAGAAAAATAATTTTTGTTTTTCTAAAAATAATTTTAATTTTTCGACGTGTTCTTTTCTTTCTTCTTCATTAAAAACACGACCAGATGACATAGTCAGTGCTAAATCTCTTTGTAAATTTTCCAACTCAAAAATATCATTTCTGACTTGCTCTGATTTAAAAAATTCACTCATTAATCTTTCCCCTGTTGCAATTTGGTAATTAAATAATTTTTATATTTTAACATATTGATATTTAGAAAGGGAATATATTTCTTAATTTTAATACTGACGGTTTCCCACACAGGATCAAGTAATTGTTTATCATGATCTTTAATGTATGAAAATATCTTATCATATATCACCATTTCTTCAATTGATATATTTTCAGCAAAGTATTCTTTAAGTATTGGTGAATGTCCTTTCTTACAAGAGAAAAATTCTTCAAGACCGTATTGATCAAACATACGATCAGCATTGCTTTTAAAATTTTCAAATAAATTATTGTTTCTTTCTTCCCATTTCAGATATTTCTTTTCACCACTATCAATAATTTGTCCTATCCATACACTATTAGAATCAAATGACTCAATAAAATTTGCTAAGAAAAAATTTCGTATCTCCTTTTCTGTTTTTTTCCTTGACATTCTCTCAAAGAAGTAACGATCTTTTCTCTTATTAAAAGCTGCTGTAGATGATCTGGATCTTCCACGATACTTGAAGTAATCATACTTCTCTTTTGTAAAGTGGTTCTTAAATGCCAGATAGTTTTTATAAACTTCAATCGGGGTCAACTGGTTCGACATTATCTAATTCTTCAATTGAGTCAACAGGAACTTCTGCTTCTCCTATACGATACCAATGTTGATCTATACCAACACTATCAGGTCTTACCCCAAGATACTCAAGGTCAGACCAATTATGTTCACGTAACATTGCTTGTAAACGATAGTGTATTAATTCTGATTTAGATGGCATTATAAAGGTAGTCTTGCTCTTGATGTTTTTTTCATAAAGTTAAGTTGTTGTGCATCATACTTTAACTTTTCTTTTAATGGTTTTGACATTAACTTGGATACTGCTTCAATTTCAATTTTGTTCTCATCACAGAAGGTAATGATAGCATCAATGTAATTGAAATTATTATCCTTTACTATCTTCTCTACTTCTTGTGCAAACTGTGCTTGACACAAAAATTTCTCCTTCATCAAGTCATCTACTTTTTTCTTAGTCTCCATACTCTCCTGTTTTGTATTCGACAAATTTTTTAATGTATTTGGTAAGAAGTTTAATATACTCACCTTTGTTTCGTTTTTCATAGACAACGCATTCTCCATTTTCAGATACCATGATTGTGATAAGTTTTTTAACTGGTATACCAGTCATTTCATAATACATGCAAGCATACGCAGTCTCTTGCACGAAATAATTTTCAATCCATTCTTCAGGTTTAATTTTGTTTGATGTCTTAAAATCTATTACTGCGAGTTCCCCATCATACTCTGCTATGCAGTCAACTCTACCTGCCAAACCAAGATAATCACTATACAGGGATTTCTCTAAAGCGTGTATGTTATTTATACGATTGAGATTTTTTTGAGAAGATAAGAATAGAAACTTAGTTGAAGGAAGAATATCAAGTTTATTAATATCTTCATTATTCAAATAGTGTTCTACAACATCATGAAATTTAGTACCTCTAAAGGTAGATTCTCTGGTGATTTTATTTGCCTTTTCATCCCCAACTTTTTTTCTCCATTTAATGAAAACATCACGGTTATAAAAACTTGTAACTGAAGTAATGGATGGATACATTTTTCCAGTTGGAGTTTTATAGTAACGAGTTCCTTCAATAGTAGAAACTGATAAATCAGGTTCTTCTTTTAAATAATCTAAGTGTTTAAACATTACATACCTAAAGCAATTTTAGTAAGGAGATAGTTTCGGACAAGTCCAGAACGAACGATATCATCAATGCCAAATTCAATTGATTCAAAATCTTCAGTCATTGATAGAATGATTTTCTTAAAATCTAATATACCGTTCCTTTCGTTAGTCTTTACAAGATCAGTTTGTGCAGCATCACCACAGAAAATAATCTTACAATTTTCACCAACTCTTGTTATTATACTATCTAATTCATGAAAATTCAAGTTTTGCATTTCATCTATTAATAAAATAGAATTATCCATTGTAGTTCCACGAATAAAAGAGGTAGACCAAAACCCAATAGTTTCTTGAGTTTTAAGTGCACCGTAAAGCATTTCAAAGTCTTGATCGGATGGCATTTCAAACATATACTTTACCATATTTTTATATGGAATTTGATATAAGAATGATTTATCTTCATGATCACCAGGTAAAAATCCAATCTCTCGTGTAGATACAAGAGAGCGAACTACATATACTTTTTCATATGGAGTTATTGGATTTAAAACATCTCGCAAAGCAAGATATAATGCTACAAATGTCTTACCTGTACCTGCTGCACCATAAGCAAAAACATTTTTACCTTTATCATATGCTTCAAAAAATTTCTCTTGATTCTTTGTCAATGGTTTAATTTCAACCATTGATTCTGAGTTAATTGGTTTCTTTCTTTTTAATTGTTTATTACTCATACTACCAATTCCAGAAGAGTTTCCGTTTCCGTTTCTTTTTTTAGCTGGCATAATTAGAAACTATAATCACGATTTTTACGAACATTCG